AATGAGGGCACCAAATAAACCAGCACCTGTAATTTTACCGCCCATTATTCACCCCCTTCCGTTGGAGTGATCCGGTAAAATTTCCAGTCATGTAGCCAGGGCAGTACTGCAACATTGAATCCAGTACTGTCAGCATTCAGGGCAATATACTTACCATCCAGTACTACAGAACCGTGAATACCATTTATCATGATGTCACCGAACACTGGCTGAACGACCTGTACGCCATGCTTCTTACAGATCTCTTCCAGTGAACCCACTTCGTGTTTAGTGAACAGTTTCTGACCTGCCTTAATGGTTTTGTATTTGCCCATAGCCAGATCGGTATATGCAGTACCGCATACCTGATCGATAACTCTCAGTACCAGAATATTGCAATCATTTTGGCCTAAAGCGAATTCAGTACTAATAGTTTCCTGAGCAATGTTGTGAATTTTGATTATATTGTTTCTCATTTTTTATACTTCCATGTTTGCTGAGAGTTAATTTTCCCGAGTAGTGAAAAATACGCATCATTTTTATGTGTACTTTGATGCACTGAATTTGAGGCAAGGGTCCGGGTTTGGACGTCCAGCTTCTTCCATATGCTGTTAACATACACAGTTAACTCGTTTTTTATATCGTCGTTATTTGATACCGATTCAAAATAATCAATATAGCCACTGAACATTAATGAATTATCCAGTACTGTAGCGTTTGCAGGATTCAGTATTGTCAGCCATAGATTAACCTGTGCATTTTTCAGACCGCCTGATAATGCCAGTGCCTGGAATGCCTGTGATACATTACTAACTTTGAAAGACATAGAATCATTGCTAATATCTTTCTGTTCACTGAATGAGCCGAAACTGTCATTAATGAAGTCCGGGAATGAGGTGTATAAATTGCCGCTTATATTCAGGTCGATATAACCATCATTAAGATGAAGTGGCTGAACTCCAGATCCCTGAACTGGATAGATATCGACACATTTAACTGTAACGCCTAATTGCATAACTTCCGATACTGTTAGCTGGGTTTTATTACCGCCTCTGGTAATGTTCCAGTACTGTAATAATGCCGGATTGGTAAACACTGCCTGATTCATTACAGTGCCTCCGTCGCTTTAACTTGTAGACTGATAATATTTGTTGATTGCAAATTAAGGTCACAATCCACATCAATAATAAATGCCCCAGTAATACCCTGATAACGAATTACTTCACCTGCCTGTACGTTCTGACGTAATGCCGGAAAGATGGTAATAGAGGTGCCTGTATTGGCAATAATGCGATGAATTTTAGTGCTGTTCTGGAATGTAACTAACGTACCAACTTCCAGTACATTACTGTTGCAGGGAATAACAGTACCGCCTTTATTAACGGTTGCAGTACTGGATACTGTATTAAATTGATTGCCTGTATACAGGCTGTAATAACCAAGGTCAGTACTGAATGGTCGCCCCTGCGAGTATTGAGCAATAAAGTTCAGTACCTCTTGTCTGTCTGCCTGATTAAATTGAAGATTGAATGAAATCTGATAGTACTGAATACCTGTACTGCGTCGGATTTGTGCACCCGTCCAGCTCTTATTTGAATAGGCAGGTTCTGTACTTTGTAACTTGAAGTCACTTATCTTGATATTGTTTGAAAATAAACCCATGATGTTCTCCTGATTTACAGTATTTATCAGGAAAAGAAAAAGCCAGCGTGAATGCTGGCTTTTGGTATTACGTATTTCTGGTCTGTGCTGCTCGTACTGCCTGCATCACGTTATTTGAATGCTTTTTCAGCATGGTCTGAAATTGCTGATCGGTAATTTGACCACCGCCATTAACCACTAACGGGGCATTGATTACAGTCTGACCAGTACTGTTATTATCTGACTTATCCTGTTGTTTCAGGAATTGAGTTAAATCACGGTTGTTATCATTGTTCAGAACACGTTCACCCGCTTTCAGAACCCATGTTGATTCATCATTACCACCCAGTTTAGGTACTGAATCAATACCGCTGTGTGCCTGCCCCTGAATCTGTGTACCACGTGCAGTACTGATAATTGACGCCCCTAAACTTGCCACCTGTGCATAGTTGACAAAGTTCGCAGGCCACGGCGTAGCCATTGCGTTTGCCAGTGCTTCTTGTATTTTCATTACAATATTGGCAATACTAATCGACTTACCAACGATAAACGCCGCCTGGGCAACCTTATTACTTTTTCCTGCAACACTCTCAAGTATTGCCCCGACATTCATTGCCGTATCAGCAAAAGTTTGTATCTGCAATTGGCTATTCTGGCGTTCTACCTGTGCGGCTTTATTATTATATTTTGCAGTTAAGTCAGCTTTTCGTTTTTCAAATTGCTCTTTAGAAATTAACTTGTCGGCATAAAGTTGTTCATCAACCTGAATTTCAAAATCACGCTGCTTGTATATTTCGTCCTGTTGTCTTTTGATGGCATCCTGATTACCGAAAGGATTACTTTCATCAACTAATCCAGAGCGTACATCCTGTGCAGAGAGCATCTTCTGAATATGTTCAGGAGTAATATTTTGCGTATTACCAATACTCAACGCTGCGAGGTTTTCAGATAATTGTTTAGGTTCGGATGCTTCCAACATTTCAGTAATAATACGTTTACTACCTTCTAAACGAGCCTGTTCCTGACGTGTAATAATTTTGGTTTTTTGTTCTTCATTTAGATTCAAAGTACTTAACGATTCATCCAGTTTTTTACGTAGCTCGTTCTGAGTGTAATTATATTGAAGTACTTGCTGTTCTGCTGAGTTTTTACCCAGTTGAGACATTACCTGATTCAGATTAATACGTGCCTGAATTTGTTTCTGCTCAAGCTGTTTAGCGTCTGCTGCGGCTTTTTTGGCAGCATCTTCCGCTTTCTTTTCACCTTCTGGGTCTTTAAGTTTATAAGGTTTAGTACTAATAGTTTTCGGTGCAGTTTTTGGTACTGTACTATTTGAGTACTGATTTTTACCCCATTCATCAGGCAGAGCATGATAATCACCCAGTGAGGCAAAATCATATGCAAAACGTTTCAGGTTTCCACCCATCTGATCGAAAGATGGTAATTTCCATTCACCTGCAAAGATGTTACGTAATTCATTGAGTGCTTCAATTACAGGTAATAGTGCGTTAACTCGTAGTTCCTGGAAATTGCGATCCAACTGAGCAATATTCTGTTCATATGCAGCATATGCCTGTGCTGTTTCAGAAGTAATACCAGCATGTTGTTTTTCAATTGCATTAATTGCTTCAACTTCTGACTTGTACTGTCTCAGTACTGGAATGAGTTTACTGGAGTCGCTGGCAATACTTTCCATAGCATTGGTAATTTCAGCATTCGATTTCCCTGCTTTTTGAAGTTCATAAAATGTCTTGATGATCATTTTGATACCGCCATCGGCATCATTCATATACTTTGTAAAGCCCTGAAGGTTTACACCCCATGCTTTCAGGTCATCACCGAAACCGCCTTTACCCTCACGGAAAAAATCACCCATATGATCAAGTGCGTCTTTGTTGAAATCGCTGAACTTATCATATTCAATATTCAGTGAACCAAAAGCACCCTGTAATTTCTGTAGCTGTTCTACGGTCATACCAGAAGTATAAGAAGCATCGTTCAGTACTTTAACGTAATCAGATGCTGCATTTACCTGACTGATTGTAATAGCTGTTAATGCACCGAACCCTGCACCTACTGCAAGTAGCCCTGTATTCATCCCGGCCAGCTTTCCAGTGATGTCACCGAAACCACCAGATAATGAAGCAAGCGAACCGCCAGCCTCACGACTGAATGCATTTAAACTGTTTCCGGCAGTACCTAATGCACGTTGCAGGCCAGTAGCATCACCGTTGATATTAAAAACTAATTGTTGATTGTTCCCTGCCATGTTTTAGCCTCCATTGCCAGTACTGCCAGTAATGAATTGCATCATGGCTGACTGTTGTAATTGTTGTTGTGTCAGTTGTTTTTGCTCATCTTCCTGAATACGTTCATGTACTGTTTTATTTGACAGTAAACCGTACATATCCCAGTCATTAACACTGGCATTTTTCATGCCTGCTTCGGTTAAATTACCAGAGGACATTAAGATTAAATGAGCGAGATTCGAATATTTAATGTGTTCGAACCTTGCTCCCGATGGTTCAATACTGGAATCGTAAATCATCAGATATTCAAATAATTCTGGATCTAATTTTTCCAGTTCTGATGGACTCAACCCACGTTTGTTAATTAGTTTCAGGGTAAACATCAAACGTGGATTGCTTCTTATTTTTTTTCGATCTGATCCTGAATTTGTGGTTCGTCTGCTTTAGGCCACAATTTCATTACCTCATTGTTAATTTCAGCGACGATAAGAGCATCAATATAATTAACATTAATTTTACCGTCTTCGTCAACATCAGAGAAAATAGGCTGACCGTCTTCATTACTGACGGTATAGAGTAAAGTACTTTTAGCATCAATGCACTTTTCGAAATTGCTGATAGCTGGTCGATGAATATGAAGTACTGCACCGTTCTTTAGGGTAACTTCGTGAAGTTCAGGTTTCAGGGCTGCAAATAGAGTATGAATATCCATTATGGCAGTAACCCCTGTGCTACTGCTGCACCGTCACAGGCGAAATTGAGAGTCATATTCACGACTTTGTCACGATCAGATTCAATCTTTTTCTCACTGATGAAACCGTTATATACGACGTATGACCCTGCTGTTTTTGTAGCGTCTGTGAAATAACTGAACTTCAACTGAATGCGAGTACCGTTCTCAAAGGCGGTAACAAGCTGTTGATGTACTGTGTTATCTGGCATCCAGTTGACCTGTAATGTTACGTCTGCGTTTGTTTTACTACCTACCAGTTTACGGTTATATGAGCTATTAAAACTCACTACCTCAATTACAGTTGCGGTGCTCCCTGTGCCTGGAAAAGCGGCAACCTCAGGAATTGATGTAAATGACGTTGCTACAGTCGGTCCGGCAGTACCGATACCTACTGTAATATTTGAACCTGTAAAAACGTCCATTGGAGTTGGCATAATGATGTCCTTATCATAGAGTTCAGTACTGGCATCCTTACCAGTACTGAATTGTTGTTTTCTTCTTATTTATTTAGTGCTGCAATCATTGCACGTAATTCAGCAATTTCATTTGCCATCGCTTCAATTTTTGCAATTGAATGATTTAGTGCAAGTGCCGTATCCATCATAATGACGTTATTATCGAGTGCCAGCGTATCATCTTTATCACAACGATTTCCTTCATCATCATATTCTGGTGCGGCTGGAACCAGTTTAACGTACTCGCTATCAATATCGCGTAATGCGTCCTGTGCAATAATACCACGGCGTTCACGCCCCATCGGATCAAAGTTATATTTGAAAGTACATGGTTTCAGCTTTTTGATATTTTCATAGGATGCTTTACCGTCATCATAATTAATATCATGTTTCAATGTTGCGTCAGAAGTTGCTGCTTTCTGGAATGTGTAATTGCCACCAAAGCCACCATCGCCACTCGCCGAAGTAACCAGATCCCCCTGAACGGGCGTAAAGTACCAGTACCGTATCTTGGACCCATTATCTCCAAACTGGGTCATTGCGGTATTACCCCAGCTCGCCGTACCATTACCGACATTTCCCCACATTGTTCGCAGGTTATAGCCCCCGCCGTGCTGATACCCCCATGAAATCCCCGCTATAGCACCATTCCCCGGAGTGTCTATTGCTGTATCCGCGAAATAGGCGGCATAGTGGGGCTGGGCTGAGTTCCACCACGAGTTCACAGCAGGACTGCCCATAAACATACGTCCCGAAAATTGCACGTTGCCGTTGGACATAAAATCAAAATATCGTGATTGTGCCGTATCGGTCCCACCACCTGTCTGGTTCACAAACAGACGAGCTATAGAGTAATCCCACTCAATACGTTTAATTGATTGCAAATAAGCGGATGTTTTTTCAACACCATTTACTGTGTACAGTGATTTTAATCGACCACCATAAACAGTACTGCCAGTACCCGGTAAGGTTGCATCATTATCTGTAGCTGTAAGATGTGATGTAGTAAGGTCGCCTGTACTGGATAACGTCATAGCATCAGTAGTATCAGTTGTTCCGGTTGCAATCCTGTATGTCGTTCCCTGAACAGTTTCATGGAATGTAGCATCACCTGTACCACCACGGAATTTACGCAGATATGATTTATTACCTGCCGCACCGGAACTTAACGCAGTATAACAATATGTCGTCTGTGTAACCCCGTCCTGAATAATACTGTTACTTGTGGTCAGAGTACCTGTAACTGCTAAAGTACTTGATACACCTACTGCACCAGAGAATGTACCACCAGATTTAGGCATACCACCGAGAGTACTCAACGCTGCACTTGCTGAGGTGCTACCAGTACCCCCCTGGGAAATACTGAGAGCAGTAGTCAATCCAGTTAGACTTGTAATATCACTATTTGCTCCAGAGGATGCACTACCTGAAACATCGGTGTTCGTAAGTACTATATTACTTGTTAGAGATTTACCATTAATTGTTAATGATGTTGGTACTGTGCCTGCGATATCTGATTGAGCTAAAACGATATCACTGGAAAGCACTTTGTTGTTAACTTTTCGCGTTTGGGGTACTAACGGTATTGTTAACCCGGTAAGGGATTTAATAGTACTGTTCACACCGTTAATATCGGTGTATGCATACATCCCCCATGCACCCCATGAAATAACACCTGAACCGTTTGAATACCCGGTGCGTGTATACAAGTCGTTCGTGTTATACCTGTAGTACATTTGCGTACAGCTTTTAACGTGAGTTGCCGAGTTTTGTAGTACTACTAATGTCCCCGCAAATTGTACTGGATAATTCAGTACTGATGTTGCATTGGAATTTAGCGTTTGCTGATAATAACCTTGCAGTGTCCCATCTAAATCGTTCAGGTCAGTACCTACTGGGATAATTCCACGACTAGGTAATGCACCTACATCATCTGCATTTAACGTGATGTCACTGGCTAATGAAATCCCATTTAATTTACGGGTATTAGGTACTGCTGACACGTCATCGGCATCTAATACGATATTTGCAGAAAGCGGTTTCGAGTTCACTGTTACAGTTTTCGCTACCCCGCCGAGGTTTGAGAGTGCAGTACTTGCTACGGTTGAGCCAGTACCGCCTTGTGATACTGAAAGTGCTGTT